CGCATCCCCGACCCGACCGACCCGGACGTCGAGATCATCGTCGTGCGCGACGACCTGGGCGGGCGGCCGTGATGGAGGTGATCGACGTCCGGGTCGGACACCCCCGACACCCACCACTGATCAGCCCACTCCGTGAGCCGGAGTTGGCTGATCAGTGGTGGGACGACGCGGAAAGCCACGCCGAGGCCACCGTGTCGTACATGGTGGTCTACGCCCCGGATCCATCCGGGGCGATGGTCCCCGCGGCGTGGGCCGGATGGGTCCTCGGCGGGAACGCGCTGCGGTGCTGCGACAACTACGTCCGCCGCGGCTTCCGGCGGCGACGTCCGGAGCTGTACGAGATGGCCTACCGGGCCCGACACCGGCAGGTCGTGCAGGTGCTCGGGCTGCCCGGGGTGACGTATCTGTTCCCGGAGCCGGTAGGGCTTCACCTGCGTGACGGATGGGTGCGGGATACCAGCCCTGGTAGCAGCGGTACCCGGGATGGTCGGCCGGAGCACCGGTGGCAGCGACTGTTGTGGACTCCCGACCGGCTGCGGCCAGCCAGCGCCGTGTAGCACCGTGCGCCTGCTGCTGTTGATCTACTCGGAGCGTCCTGGCTTTGACCCGGTGTGGTCCGGCAAGGCGGCTGAGCCGCCAGGTTGTTCCCATTACCGGAACACCCTGCTAGACTGTTCCTATGACCGGAACAGGAACAGGAACCAATGCCAGCTACCGGAAGACGAAGAGCGGCCAGTGGGTCGTCTACGGCCCCGCCAGCGTCATCGTCCCCGGCGCGACAGTGACCGTCACCACCCGGGGCGGGCAGAGCAAGGTCGAGTACATCACCACCATCGGCCGGGCATTCTCCGTCAGCGGCGTACCGATGGTATACGGCTACCCGGGCACCGCCCCGCTCGAGACGGCCAGCGGCACGCCGTGCGTCATGAACCCGCAGTACTGCCCAGCCGGCTGCGCTACTCCTGACGAGCACAACGCCCGCGGCGAGGCTCTCGCCGCCGAACTCAACTCCCGCCCACGCACCACCACCCACGCCCGCAGCCCCCGCGGCATGTGCCAGGCGTGCGGCGAGCGGCGCGCCGTCACCACCGCCCGCGATCTGTCCGGGTCGGTCGGAGACGTGTGCGGCGTCTGCGAGCGCAGCGGCGCGGTGAGCTTCGCGTGAGCGCCGACACCCCGGTCGGGGCTACCGAAATTGCGGCCCGGGCAGATGTTGACCTCGACACCGTCAAACGGTGGCGGGAGCGGTACCGGGAGCGGTACCCGACCTTCCCGGCCGTGCGCTGGACCGTCGGCGGGCGGCCGGCGTGGAGCTGGCTCGACGTGGCCCGCTGGCTGCTGGCCACCGGTCGACCCCGCAACGGCGCCTGCCGGGCGAGGGTGTTCGCCGACGTCGTCCACCACCACCTTGCCGAGGACGGCGGTTGGGTGGCCCGCGACGTGCTGCTCACCCTCGCCCCGTCCGGCCGCCACATCGTGATCCCCGAACTGGACGGTGAGGAGCTGGACGGCGGCGACCACGCCCGCGGCTCCGCCTGGGACGCCGGGCCGACCGGCCGCCCGGACGGCGGCCTGCTCGCGGACGCCATCGACTATCTGCGCGCCCGGGGTCACAGAGCCGACCCACCCTGGACGGTCGACGAGGGTTACCCGCGCGACGAGCACGGCGACCCCGGACCCCGGGCCTTCCGCATCGGAACGGAGCAGCGATGAACGTCAAGACGTGGCAGATCATGCAGGTCGAGCTGCGACCCAACAGGAGGGGAAGATCGTGATCGGCGCAATGATAGACAGTGGGGCCCTAGAGCACGCTTACCTGCACGACCGGATGGCCGCACGGGCGTGGTCGGTGCATTACGACGAGTACGGTGACGAGTTCATCTCGGAGGGATGCCAGGACCAGACCCGCGGGCAGGGGTACGCGACGTTGACCGGGGTCTACGACCTAGAGGACGGTAGCACCGTGATCACGTGGGCGCAGGGACCTGCTTACCGGATCGGCGGGCATAGAGGCTGGCTCTTATTCGGCCCGTGCGTCGACCCGGTGCTGCCGATGGTCATCCGCGCCTGACCCCCGGACACGCAAAGACCCGCCCGCCGCTGCTCCCCCTTGGGTAGGGGAGGCAGCGGCGGGCGGGATCTTGATCGGCGACTACGCGTGCGTCAGCGGTACGGGAGCGGCTCGGCGACGGGCATCGCGACATCCTGCGCAGGCGTCACCTGGTGGCGGGCCAGCAGCGCCAGCACGGAGATGACGATGCCCTGCACCATGCCGACCTGCTCCTGCGAGGCGGCGAAGCCGTAGGCGGCGGCGAGCGTGGCCACGGCGGCGACCAGGCCGGTGAAGGCGATCGGGGCGATCGGTCGCACCAGGGCGGCGTTGATCGCGGTCACCACAGCGGTCACCACAGCGACCCAGAAGGCGGCCTGCTCGGCGGACAGGCCGGTGAGGCCGAAGGTCACGAGCAGGCCGAGGACGGCGGCGAGGGCCTGGAGCCACAGCGTCGGTTCTCTTCCGAAGATCCTCATGGTGCTCCCTCGATGAGTAGGAAAGATTGGACCGGTTCCGCCGCAAGCACATGACCCACACACTCGAACGCTAGCTACCTCAGCGCCACAGCCAGTACCACGACGACGACGATCGAGATGAACGCCAGCACCGCCGATACGACCGCGATCACCGACATCGTTCCGCCGCGCCGGTCGGCCGTGCCCTCCACGACCTGCGCCTTCTGCCCGGCCTGTTCGTACTGGGCGCGGCGCAGGTCCGCGATGTCCTTCTGGATCGGTTCCAAAGCAGCGGCGAGGGCGACGGTTGCGGCGGTGGCGGCGGCGGCGACCTGGGTACGCAGCGTCTCGGCGGACGTCGCAACCTGAGCGGCGAGTGTCATCGCCTGCTGGGCGGACACCTCGGCGGCCCGGTTGACCGCGCCGACGTCCACCGCCCGGATGGCGTCGATGCGGGCGGTCTCCGCCTCGCGCAGCCGCTGGTCGTAGTTGGCCCGCAAGCGGGCGATCTCCTGGACGTGCGCCGCCGCCGCCTCACGAAGGTCGTCCTGCCGTTGGATCGCCGCCGCCACGAGGTCGAGCACGTTCTTGGTCGGGTCGATCGGCGGCGCCTTGCGCCAGTCATGAGGGTCCTCTGGAGGTGCTGTCATCGTCCTCCTCCGCGCAGGACTTCGAGCAGAAAAGTCTGACGATCAGCCTGCCCCGCTCGTCGTAGCCGGCCAGCCGGTACCCGCCCGGGAGTTGCTGACCCTCAGGTCCGGGCCACGGCCGATCACAGCCCGGGCCGGTCGCACAGCAGTGGACCGGAGCCGTCGTCGACCACCAGCCGGATCCTCACTTCAGCAGCGGCGCGAGGAACCCGGCGAGGATCCAGAAGAAGATCTGCCAGGTCATGGCTACTCGGCTCCGCGTCTGGAGGCGTCGTCGTTGACGGCCGTCGCGACGGCGGCGAGGAACGCAGCGTTGCTGCCGAGCGCCTCAGCGACCGCGGCCGCGTCGACCTGCACCGTCGATGTGGCGGGCGCTGCCGCGGGTACGCCGAACGCATCGGGGTTGCCGACGTCCTTGCCGTCGCCCCAGAGCAGGCCCGAGCCGTCTGCGTCGACCAGCAGGTCGGGTCCCCATACGGCCTGGACGTCGGCGAGGTCTTTATCGGCCAGGGGCCGGCGGGTCAGGCCGTCGCCGATGTAGAGCTGGCCCTTGACCCGGAACAGACGCTTCATCCGGGGTCTCCCTTCCTGCAGGTACCGACTGTGGCCCGCCCGCCAGACCGACAGCGGCTCGTCCGCCAGGATCGACAGCATCCCGGCGTAGGTCGGCCAGTCGTCGACGTAGGCGGTGAGCTTGCTGAGGTGGTGGTGGTAGTCGTGGGACATGTCGGGGGTGCGGGTGTACCAGCCGCCGCCCGGCCCGACGTTGAAGCCTTCGGGTGCGCCGTCGTCGACCTGGGTGAGGACCTCCCGCCAGCCGGCGTACCGCGGGTCGCGCCGGCTGTAGGCGTCGCGGATCCGTCGCCCGTACTTGTTCATGATCCGACGGTCGCCGCGGGTGCGCGCGCTCTCGCTGATCCAGTCGAAGGCGCGACAGACGGTCAGGTTGCCCCGCAGGTCGTCGGCCAGGCGGATGCTGTAGTCGCCCGGCCACTTCTGCTGGTTGCGTTTGACGGTGTTGTGGTAGCCGCGCTTGTCGGCGTACGGGAACAGGGCGCCGGTGTCGCCCGGTTCGAGCTTCTCGCACTCGTTGATGAACCGGATCATCTCCGGGGTGACCCGCGGGTCGGGGGCGAGCGGCATCGCGCCTCCTCAGCAGGTGACGAGCTCGGGCCGGTCGTAGAACGGCCGGCGTACCGGCGGCCGGTGGTAGGCGGTGGCCGGGACGGGCGGCCACCCGTAGGTCGGGGCGAGCCCGCTGTAGATGAGGTCGGCGAGGTCGGCGTATCCGTCGTCGCGGTAGTGGACCCCGTCGAAGGTGCGGCAGTAGTGCAGTGGGGTGGCGTCGACGAGCACGACCCGGTCGCTCGGGGTACGGACGGTCCACCACCAGGTGTGGATGGCGGCGACGGCGACGGGGTCGACCATGTACCGGCCCCAGCCGGCGGCGTTGGGGTAGGCGGCCTGGACGACGGCGACCCGCAGGGTGGGGTTCTGGTCGACGAGCTGCTGCACCAGCGCGCGGTACTGGCTCTCGAAGCCGGCCACGCCGGCCGGACCGCCGGCGGCGTCGTTGAGCCCGATCATGATGATGACGAGGTCGGGGTGCTCGGCGACGACCCGGCCGGGCAGCATGGCGGCCAGGCCCTCCAGGGTGCCGCCGTGCTGCGTTGCCGGGGTCGCCAGGGTGTACGAGACGCCCGCGGCGTTGAGGCGCTCGGTGAACCGCAGCTGGTAGCCGTTGGTGCCCGGGGTGGAGCCGTAGCCGGAGGTGGTGCTGTCCCCGGCGAACAGGACGTGCACCGACTCCACCGCGGCGCGCGCGAGGAGAACCAAGGGCGCGGTCGGGACGGCGAGCAGGGCGGCCGCGCAGCCGGCGGCGACGAGTCGGCGGATCATGCCGGGCCCACGTCGTACAACTCAAGGACCCTCTGGTAGTTGGCGTTACCGGTGACCACGTGGGTGCCTGCCCCGGTGGCCCGGGCGCCGGAGATGCCGACGGAGTACTGCGCCGCGGTCAGGCCGCTGAGGCTGCGGATGTATGTGACGTCGCACCAGGCGTTGGCCACGGAGGACTGCCGGCGGATGGTGCCGACCAGGGTGCCCGAGGTGGACAGTGTCGCTGCCTGCTCGTACCGGAGGTAGAACTCGGTCTGGTCGGTTGCTCCGGTGGAGTTCCACACCGCGGTCCAGAAGGCGAGGTAGCGGCGGTTGGCCTGGGCGGTGAAGGTCACGTAGTCGATCACGGTGTGGGAGGTTGTGGTGACGTCGGCGGTGCCCAAGGTCTGGCCGATGTACTTCATACCGACGGCCGCCCAGGCCGTGCCGTTGTACCGCTCCACCAGGTCTGTGTCGGCCAGCGTGGAGACCATGCCCTCGGCGGGCGCGGTGATCGCTGAGGCCCGGGCGGCGGACGAGGCGAACTGGTTGACCGTCTGATCCCGGACGTAGGTGGCGTGGTCGCTCGTGCTGATCGGGGTGTTCGGGGTGGGGGTGAAGTAGCCGCCCACAGTGCCTCCTTAGAAGCTCCAGAGCGCCTCGTCCCACTCCCCGACGTCCCATCGGGAGGTGGCGAAAGCGGCGTACAGGGTGGCTGACCACAGGTGGAAGGTGACGACCCAATCGGACCGGGTGACCTGGTGGGAGATGCCGGCGATGTGGCAGGCGCGGGAGATCTCGTAGCCGCCGGGCGGGTTGCGGATGACGGTGACCATGTCGCGGACCTGCCGGCCCAGCGCGTGCGGCCACAGCGCCGACGGGTCGCGCCGCGGCTTGATCTGCACGGAGGTGAACCGGTACTCGGGGTCCTGGAACTGGATGACCGCCCACTGGGCCAGGGCGAGGGCCTGCCCGTCGGACTCGCAGATCAGCCCGGTCTTCACGTCGCGGCGGTCCCGGTACAGGCTGCGGGAGGTGGGGGCGTCGGCGATCTGCGGGGTGCTGCCGCCCTCGCGGGTGTACGCGGCGTAGTTGATGACGTTGTCGCCGTTGTACGCGGCTTCGGTGGTGGCGTAGCGCAACTCGGTGCCGTCGTCGGTGAACGTGGCCTGGCTGGTCACCGACCGGTCGTTCTCGATCAGGGCGCTACGGCCCTCGGCGGTGATGGCGCCGTCCGCCTCGATCCACAGCGCGCCACCCTCGGCCTCGACCGTCTTCTCCACCTCGGCGGCGGTGTTGTCGGCCAGGGTGGTGGCCTGCATGGTGTTGCCGCCGGGATCGATGTTGCGGGCGGACGAGGCGCCGGCCGCGTCGAGGATGCGGTGGATCCGCCCGCCGAAGGTGTCCCCGGCACCCTCGGGCGGGACCTCGATGCCATCGGCGGCGGCGAGGTCCGCCCACTCGTCGACACATTCCAGGGTGGTGATCGAGTCGCCCTTACCGGGCCCGCCACCGGTCCACGAGTCCGTCCAGGACTGGACGTAGCCGTAGTACACCGGGTAGGTGATGCTGTTGTACTCGGTGGTGATCCGGATCGGGAGCAGCGGCCGGATCTGGGTAACGCCGCCAACAACGTAGGGGCCGGACATGTTGGCCGGGCTGAACCGGCCGTCGAGGTTGTCGAGCACGACGGTGGCGGTGCCCTCGCGCCACTGCTGCACGCCGCGGCTGAACTGCCGGTCGGTGGCGAACTCCCGCACGTACTCGGTGACGTCGGTGAACAGGACCTCCGGCCCCCACAGCGCCTGGTCCCACAGGCCCACGTCCCACAGCCCGTAGACCGACGTGTCGGCGGACAGGCCCAGCTCGACGGTGAGGGTGACGCCGTCCCAGTCGGTGACCGACACGGCGCCCCCCTCTACGCGGCGACCGTGCCGACCCGGGCGCCACCGGAGCGCACCTGCAGGCGCAGTGCACCGGACTTGACCAGGCTGTAGATCAGTTCAGCGACCGCCCCGCCTCCGCCGCCGGCGGCGACCAACTCAACCCGAACCGCGGTGCTGCCGCCGCCGCCGCCAACCGCGGCGCCGCCGGCCCGCATCATCCGGGAGGACTCGGAGGCCGTGAATACCTGCTCACCGCCGCGGAACCGCATCAACTCCGGGCCTTTCTCGCCGACCCAGGCCCAGCCGGCGGGGGCGGATCTGGTGCCCTCGGCGAATCCGACCCGGCCTCCCGGTGTCCGCACCGCCTGCCCGGCGGCGACGGCGGCGCGGGCGTCGCCGGTCGTGCGGTACTGGATCTCGACGAACTTGGTGATGTTCGGGGCGTTGGCCAGATTGCGGTACGACCCGAGCAGTGCCTCGACCTGCCCTTTGGTGAACCCCATCTTGATCAGGGTCGCTTCAAGCTGGGCGATCTGGTTGCGGAACGCGCCGTTGGCGGCCTCGACCGCCTGCTGGGAGGCTTTCTCGCCGCCGGCCAGCGCAATGTCCGCATCCCGCTTACGTAGAGCCGCCTCGACCGCGCTGTTGACCGCGGTTGCGTTCGCCCGGCCTTTCTCGGTGGAGATGTCGATCTGGCGGCCGTTCTCCCTGACCGATTCGGTGACGGCGTCGAGTGCGGCTTCCCAGGCGATGTTGGCCTGTGACGCGGACAGGGCATCGTTGACCATGTTGCCGAGTTCCCCGGACAGCCTGCGGACCTCGTCGGCCGCCTGCCGGGCCGCTTGCGCGGTGGCCAACTGGGTGCCGTTGAGGATCTTCAGTTGGCCGGTCGCGGCGTCCGCCGGCTTGTTGATCCCCTCGAACATGTCGGCGAGCGGCTGAAAAGCCTTGCCCAGCAGGGGAATCTTGGCCAGGGCGGAGTACACCGCGCCGGCCTTCTCGGTCCAGAAGTCGAACCATCCGGACAGGAACTGGATCGTGTTGCCCAGCAGCATCAGCGAGCCGCTCAACGCGAGCACCAGGAAGCGGATGCCCTTCAGTGCCCCGGTGCCGGACTGCGAGATCGAGTCGAAGAACGACTCGATGCCCCGGCCCAGGGTCGGCAGCATGCGCCCCAGCTCGATGAGAACGGGGACGGCCGCCGCAAATGCCTGCTTGATGCCCGGGGCCGCCTCGCGGGCCATGCCGACCAGGCCGGCCGTCAGCGGGCCGATCGTGGTGGACAGGCTGCCGAACAGGTCCCGCACGAAGTCGCGGGCCCTGGCCCAGGCGGCGCGGAAGGTGTCGGCGGAGGCGACCAGGTCCGGCCCCAACTGCTTGCCGAAGGCCTTCAGGTCGCCGCCGATGCCCTTGAACAGGTCCTTCCAGACCGTCCGGACCTCCTCGGTCTTGAACGCCGCGAAGATGGCTGCACCCAGGCCGATGCCGCCGAGGCCGGCCAGGAGCGCCCCCTGCAGGGCTGCGCCGATCGCGGGCGCGGCGGCGGCGATGGCCCCGACGACGCCGGCGACGAGGAACTTCGACCGACCGGGCAGGTCGGAGCCGGCCGCGAAGGCGGCGGCGGCAACGGCGCCCATGCGACCCGCGAGTGAGGTGGCCTGCCGGTTGGCCTGCCGCAACTGGTCGGCGAGGTCGTCGACGTTGCGGGCGGCCTGCCGCGCGGCCATCGCCGTGAGCAGCATCTGGTGGTGGTTACCGGAGGCGACCGCCCGCCGGTTCGCCTCCCGCGCCCGGTCCAGGGCGACAACGGCCCGGTCGAAGTCTCGGCGCAACTGGTTCGCTGCGAGCGATCCGGCTCGGCTGGCCTGACGGAATCCGGCGGACAGGTTGCGCAGCTGGTTCGCGCCGGTGGTGCGCACCGCCACGATGAGCTGGGTGATGGCCACCGGTCATCACCCCTCGCCGCGCGCCGAGTAGTAGTTGTCCACCCAGTCCAGGCCGGCGCGGAACTCGCGGTAGGACATGGCCCGGATCACCGGCGGCGTGGCGTGCAGTAGGTGCGCCATCGACGGCCAGTTGGCGGCGATCAGGTCCCTGATTTTGTGGCCCGCGAGGTTCTGCGCCCGGTCCCTTTCGCTGGGGAGGACGAAGGCCGGGCCCTCCTCGCCGCCCGGTTCGCTGGCGCCGGGGGGTCGGCATCAGCGGGATCGACCCATTCCACGTCGGCGCGGAGCATTTGGGGCGTGAACTGGGCGAACGCGGGTTCGTGTAGGCCGGCGATCCGTCGGGCCAGCCACAACGCGGCCCGTACCGCCTTGAGCGATCCCCGCTCGAGCGCGCGCGGCAGTTCGACCAGGAAGGTGTACCCGGTGGCCTCCTCCATCTCCTCCAGCACCTCGACGGGCAGTTCGACGGCGCGCGCGATGTCGAACTCGACCCACTCCGGGCCGCCGTACTTTTCGCGGTCGTCCTCGGACAGCCGGAACCGGAACATCAGCCCTCCAGCTGTCGGGAGACGCGGTTGACGGCCTCGTAGAGGCGCCGCTCGAACTGCGGCAGCCCCTTGCGGACGGTGACCTCGAACCACGGCCGGCCCTGGGAGCCGGCCCACGTGCCGCGCCTACCCATGATCGGGTGCCGCCATGGCCGGCCGGACTCGATGAGTTCAGGCAGGCGGCGCTTCTTGCCGAGTCGGCCGGTGTGCACGACGAACTGGGCGCGCGGCGACAGGGACCCGGTGGACAGGTCCAGGTCGACGACGGCGGCGATCGAGGCACGCAGCCCCTTCGGGGTGGACGGGCCCCGGTACCGGCGCCGCGACGGGGTGCGGATGCCGCGGATCGGGGTGGTCGCGATGGCCCGCTTGACGTCGCGCAACACCGGCCGCGCGGCCCGGCGCACGGCCCGGCCGAGGTTGTCCCGCAGGTAGTTCTCGCCCTGGTCGAGCCGGCGGGCGTTGGCGATAAGCCCCTGCTCGCCGCGGACGGTCACCCGGATCACGTCTTGGCCTCCGCGAAGATCTCGGCCAAGCGAGCCGGGTACTGCTCGACGACGAACCGCAGCAGGTCATCGACTCGCTGGCCCGTACGTGTGCTCACCCACAACTCCAGATTTTCCGGTCGGTTGTCGTGCCTGATCCCGGCTGGTGCAGCGCTCACTACCACCGGTGGCAGCGCCACGGCGACCCCACCGGTGGCAGCGCGCCGCACCGGACTTTTACCCCACCTTCTGAACGACCGTCGCAGCGTTCCACTTCGCCGACACCTCGACCGCACCCGCCACCGTGCCGTTGATCGACATGTCGATGAACACCGTGCCGAAGAAGTACTGGGATGCGGTGTTGCTGTTCGGGTAAAGGTAAAAACGCCGAGCCAGCCCGTCGATGGCCGCGGTGTACGACTGGTTGCTCGCGTCGTCGTAGAAGCCGGCCAGCTCGCCCATCGCGTCGGCGATGCCCGTGACGTAGGTCTTGGTCTGGTCCCCGAAGGTGGTGACGTCGATCTTCTCCGACTCGAAGCTGATCGACCACGAGTTCTTGTAGGTGAGGGGGCTGGCCGTCGCCGAGGTGGTCTGCCCGAGGTAAATTGCCGCGTTCCGCCCAGCGATCTTGGCCACGGTCTACTCCTTGTCCAGTAGCCGCAGCAGGCGCGCGGCAGCGTGGTCGAACGTGCGGTCTTGGATGGCCTCACGCGCTTTGAGCGCCGCGGTCACCCGGGCGCCGGGGTGACGCAGCCACCAGCGGAGCTGCTCCCCGGCCTCGACGGGGCTGCGGAAGACCGGCAGGGACGCGAACAGCTCGTCACCCTCGGGCCGGGAGTCGCGCAGGAAGAACGCGCCGATGGCGGCCATCTCCACCTCGCGCGGCCCGACCGCCCACCCGTTGACCGCACCCGCCTCGGCTTCGCGCCGGTAGAGGTTGATCCCGACCTGCGCCGAGCGGTAGACGTCGACGGTGTCGGTGTTGTCGAGGCAGTCCTCGGGGGTGGTGGACACGTACCGGCGCAGCGGCGAGTCCTCGGTGAGCTGCTGCCAGTTGCCGGCCAGCAGCACGTCCAGGCCGTCCAGGCCCATCGCCTCGAACCAGGCGATTCGTGACTGGTAGCCGGTGCCGACGAAGGCGAAGTCGCAGGCCAGCGCCGGATCGGGCGGGCCCGGGGTGTGGACGGTGGGCCGGTAGCAGTGCGGTGCGTGGACGGCGGTGCACACCTCGGCGAAGCGGGCGAGGTTGATCGGGTCGGTGAGCAGCACCACGTCGCAGTGCCGCGCGAGGTCCAACTCCCGGGTCAGCTCGTACGGCTGCTCGGTCAGGACCGCCACAACCTTCACGCCATCGCGGCGGGCCACGTCGAGCAGGTCGTAGTCGATGAAGAAACCGCTCGTGAGCAGCAGCACGTCGGGCCGGACCTTGTACAACGCACCGGCGAGTCGGTCGGCGGCGAGGTGGGTTGCCTGCTCTGCGGTGAGCGCCTTGCGGAAGGTCTGTGCGCCGTGCTGCACGAGGACGGAGTCGTAGAAGGTGAGGGCCGAGCCCAGCGGGTACTCGACCACGGTCTGCCCAGCGGCCCGAAGTGCTTCGACGTAGCCGACATGACAGTCCCGCACCGAGAAAGTTCGGGCCTGGTTCACAGGCGAGGACCCGCATGCACCCCTCCTGCGTTTTGTCTCAGCGCCTTCGGGTCGGCCGCCTCTGCTCGCGCATCCGCTGACACTGTCGGCACTCGCGCTTGGTGCGCCCGTTTGGCTTGGTCTTGGTGTAGGTGTTCTCGGGCGTGAACTCGTGGCCGCGGTGGCACCGGTTCGCCCGCACGCTCACCGGGGCCGGCGAGTACCCCCGCAGCACGTTGTCCTGCGGCGTAACTGGTTCGAGGTGGGCCGGGTTGACGCATCCCCTGTTCCGGCAGAGGTGGTCGAGCCACATGCCGTCCGGCACGTCGCCGACGTACAGCCGGTACGCGATGCTATGGCCGGTGTACGGGCGCCACTTTCCATCGGACGAACGCATCGTGAAGACGGCGTATCCAGTGGCCTGGAAATGCGCGCCGGTCCACTCCCAGCATCCCGAGGTGGCCTTGACAACCTTGGAGTCGAAGCGCTCGCGAGTGGTTGGCCGCGGTGGCGCGGCCCCCAGCGGATCGCCGTAGCGTTGTTTGCGCAGGTAGTGCGCATTGCAGAGATCAATGTTCGGGTACCGCCGAAACTTGGGGCAGCCCGCAACACGGCAGCTACTCTGTTCCACGTCGACTCCGTATCAGTCGGCCCCAGCCCGGGGGTGTTAGCGCACCCGCCGGGCCCCATCGACTCACCCTCTCATCCGAGTACGACACTTCCTCACGTCATCACCGCCACCGTGAACTCGACCCCCAGGTACGCCTGCGCTTCGGGGCCGGTGCCGATCTCGTACTCGCGGTAGCCGCTGGAGGTGGTGACCGTGGCGAAGGACACGACACCGCCGAGGTTGCCGGTGACGGCCGCCCGCACGGAGGTGGTGGAGTTGGGCGTCGGGTCGCTCAGCGCGTCGATCTTCAACCGGCCGGCCCGGTCGGACAGCTTGCCCACCAGCAGGGTGACGGTGAAGTTCAGGGCGTCGCCCTGGCCGTCGAAGGCCGAGTCGTAGGTGGCGCCGGCGTACTCGACCACGGCGACGCTGGCCGAGCCGGACACGTTGATGCTGCCGCCGAACTCGTCGACGACCCGCACGGCGTGGGCATCGGTGGTCAGGGCGGCGAGCCGGGTGGCGATGCCATCCCGGATAGCGGAGATCGTCGCCATGTCAGGCCATCAGCACCGGATGCAGGCGGAACGGGTCGAGCATCTTCATCGCCGGCGAGGACATCCGGGCCCGGACCGCGCCGTAGTCCCCGTAGCCGGCGACGCCGAACGCCATGCCGCCGAGCTTCAGGTAGTCGCCGGCCAGGATCTTCGCCGCCTCCGTGATCGGTGCCGGGACCGCCGGCCAACCCCACACGCCGACGATCTCCACCCGCTCGACGCGCACGCCGGGCGCGTAGGAGACGACGGGGAAGGTGCGGGCGAGGGCCTTGATCTCCGTGTACGGCTTCTTCACCAGCAGTGCCTGCGCATTGACCGGGCGGAGTTGGTAGTCCGAGGCCGACCACGTGGTTTCGAAGACGCCGTCGCCGTCCTCGTCTGTCTTCAGGGTGGTCACCGATACCAGGTCCGGGATCTTCAGGCAGTACAGATCCGCGGCCGGCAGAACGAGGGTCGCGGTGTAACGGTAGAAGAACCGTTCGCAGTAGTCCTCGTCGATCCACCGGGCGGTCGCCATGCAGGCGCCCAGGATTTCGGCGTCGTCGTGGTTGTCGGTGATCCCGGTCCGGCCTTTGAGCATCTCCGGGGTGCAGTAGAGGTTCTGCAGGTCGGTGCTGGACACCAACCACGTACCGGCGACCACATCCGCAGCCGTTCCGGTGCCGATCCAGAGGTACAGCCAGACGCCGTCCTCGGTGCAGGCGATGTCCTTGCGGTACTGCCCCGTTCCGACCTTGGTGATCTCGCTTGCCGCGTAGGTGTAGCTGGTGGCGGTGCCGGACGGCGGGGTGACGGTGAGGGTGACCGTCGAGGGGTCGGTGGGGACGTCGTCGACCTCGAAGGTGTTGGTCAGCGTCGCGAGTTCGGTGGCGGACTCGAAGAAGATCTGGGAGCTCATCACCCTCCCGTCACGGCCGGAGCGGAGGCGGCGGCGGAGCCGACCGCGGGTGCGGAGGTGCGGCGGTCCATGACGGCGGGGTAGGACAGGCCGGGTGTCTCAGCGGCGACGGTCTGGTAGGCGAGCGCTTCGGCCAGGGCCGCTTCGACCTGCGCGAACAGGGCGATCAGGCCGTGGTCGGCGGCGGCTGATCCGGTGGCGCATTCGGCTTGGGCGTTGGTGCCTGAGCCGGCGGTGACGGTGGCGTCCGCGTTCTCCGACGTGGCGGTGGCGCATTCGACCACGGGCGCTACCGCGGCGGTGAGGTCCTCGCCGGCCGCGGCCGCGGTGGCTGCTTCGGCCGGTGGGGCGAGGGCGGTGGTGGTGTCGTAGCTGGCCGACCCGCTGGCGGTTTCGGCCTGGGCGACGACGACGCTGCCGCCGATGGCGTCTTGCGCCACGCCGGAGGCCTCGGCCGCCTCGACGACGGGTGCGACGGCAGCGGACGGGTCGTGTGCCGCTCCGGTGGCGGTGGCGGCCTCGGCGGTGGCGTTGGTGTCGGCGCCGGTCTCGACGGTGGCGTCGTTCGCGACCGCGGTACCACCGGCGGCCTCGACGACCGGCGCTACCCGGATGGTCGGGTCCTGCGCGGCCGCTGCCGCCGTGGCGCATTCGGCGGTGACGATGACCGCGGTGGTGACGGTGGCGTCCTGCGCCGCGGCGCTCGCGGTGGCCGCCTCGACGACCGGCGCGCCCGCGGTGGTCGGGGTCTGGGCCGCACCTGCGGCGGTGGCCGTCTCTGCGGCGGCGTTGGTGGCCGACGCGGAGGTGCCCTTGACCTCGACGGCGATGATCGAGTACTTCTGGGCGCCCGGCGCGGACAGGCCGGTGGTCTTGCTGCCTGCGGTGCCGGCATTGGACCAGTACGCCCCGTACACGGTGGCCCGCGCGCCGTCGCGGGCGTAGGTGGCCTCACCTCCGGCGAGGTTGGTCGCCGGGGTGATCGAGTTGATGGTCCGCCACGTCCGGGACGCGCCGTCGACCGCGTTCCAGTCGCCGTTCGCGGCGACAATCGCGGAGTTGTCGGTGCCGGTGGTCAGCGCCAGGCTCGGCGCACCGGAGGAGACGTTCGTCTTCGTCGAGGCCCCGATGCCGTCGCTGCCCGACCAGCGCAGGGCGTTCCAACCCCAGAACCCGGTACCGCCGGACATGGTGATCGACAACGTGAAGGTCTGCGAAGAGCCCGACGTCGCGGTCCACACGTAGCAGGTGCAGTAGTCGGCGGCCACGATGGACTGTTCGAGGGTGTAGGTGAGCCCGCCACCGGTGGGGGTGGCCAGCGTGTAGGTGTTGGACTCGGTCATCCCGAAGATGGCCAGGACGTCCCCGGCTGCGACGGTGACGGAGGCGGTCTTGGCGCCGGCGCCGACCGCCGACCATGCCGTCTCGTACTCGGCTTCGAGGGTGGGCGGTGTGGCCATCTGTCACACCGCCCCCCGCGGTCAGAAGAGCCCGGTCCCGAGGAGCTGTTTGGCGAAGACCCGGTAGTCGTGGGGCAGGGTGGCCACGGCCGCCGAGCCCTGGAAGATCCCGGCCAGGTCGCCGAGGTCGGTGAACGCCGACTTGAGCACGTTGGCGTCGCCGACGCTGAAGCCGTAGCCGGTCGCCAGGTCCTGGGCGGACAGGCCGTCGAGCCAGGCTTTGAATTGTCGGACGTTCTCGAGCGAGTTGAAGACCGACCGCGCGAGGGCGCCGGCCTGGTTGTTGATCTCGGCTTGGCTGATCTGGATGCCGACGGTCACGCGGTTCCTCCCCAGGGATTCGTCTTACCGGTGCCTTGAAATCACAACGTGATGCGCCATATTCCGTTGGCGTTCCAGACCACAGTGAACGTCCCGTTGACGACGCTGTTTGATCCACCGAAGTAGTTGTAGCAAATGCCCTGGTCGGCGACAGGTGTGGTCAGGGTGTCGTCGTAGACGAGGCAGCCGAACACGGCCGCGAGGTCCGCCGCCGACCCGGACGCGGTGTCGGCGGCGTCCCAGAACACCACGTCGGCGGTGCCGACGTTGATGGCCGGCGACGTCAACGCCACCCCGGCCTGCGCCCACTGGCCCGCCTCGAACACCTCGTTGCCGGTGGTCGCCCACTGGCCCACGTTGTATGCCGAGTTGGCCGCGGTGACGTCGTTGTCGGGGGTGATGTCGTTGTCGTACAGGGCCACCTTGAAGCTGTCCGTGTCCAGGTCGAACGCCGCGACGTTGAGCACGGCGTCGGCGAGGAACTGCCGGAAGATCTTGCTGTTCGACCAGGCCACGGTCAGTCCCTCCTGGACGCTCGGGCGGTGGGTGCGAGCACGGCACAGTCCTGGCCGTCGTCGCGGGTTGTCACGATCGCCATCACCGGCCGGCCGTTGCCGTCGGTCTGGACCTGTTCGGTGCCGACCCAGTCCCCGCGTTCGACGGCCTCGACCTTCGCTTTGGTGCCGGCCGCGACGAGCGGGGCCGTCAGTCCGGCCAGCCCGGGGCACGGGTGGTACGGCTGCCTGGGGTCCTCGGTCGAGAGGGTCTTGGGGCAGTTCGGGCACTGCCAGTGGCGGCGGAGGATCACCATGCGTCCGTCCTCCCCTTGGTGCCGCCGGGATATAGCCGCCACGTCCGGACCGGTAGGTGGCCGAAGCGGGCACCCTGCTCGACCATGGCCAGCCACAGCCCCCAGTCCTCGCACGGCGCGCCGTGCTCGTCGGGGTGGTCCTGGAAGCCACCGGCGGCCCGGACCGCCTCGACCCGGCACAGCGTGGTGACCGGGATGTAGTTGGCCCGCTGGAGCAGGATCGGGTCGAAGGGCTGGCCGAACATGCCGGTCGGGTCCTCGCCGTCCCAGCCGGAGTAGGCGACGTCGAGCCGGCCCAGCCGGGCGAAGCGCGCGAGCAGCTTCAGGTGGTCGGGGTACAGCTCGTCGTCGTCGTCGAGCCACGCCGTCCACGGGGTCTGGACTTTCGCCAGGGCCCGGTTGCGGACCACCGCCGGGCCTTCCCGGCCGTGGTCCGGCTCGACGATCACGGCAGCCGGCCGCAGCATCTGCGCGCCGACGGACATCAGCGCCCGGTGCAGGGTGTCCCGGCCCGGGACGGTGGGGATGACGACGGTGATGTCCACGTCACCTCCACCATCTGCCGGATCATGTCTGGCCAGCGGGTCTCCGGCCGCCAGCCGAGCGCCTTCAGCGGGCCGATGTCGGCCGGCCGCTCGACCGGCGCGACCGGCCCCTGGTCGACCTCGACCACCTCGTCCCACGCCAGCCCCCGGACGGCGAGGGCCGCCTCGGCGAAGTCCCGGACGGTGCGGGGCCGGCCGGTGGCCACGTCGTAGTCCCCGGGCCGGCCCTGGGCGGCGATCAACGGCAGCGCCCGCATGTAGTCGGGTGCGTGGCCCCAGTCCCGACGGCCCAGGATGTCGGTCAGGACCAGCCGCCCTCCGGCGGGCCACCGGGCCACCCTGGTCGCGATCGTCGGCGCCAGGAACCGGGGATCCTGCCGCGGCGAGGTGTGCGAGTAGAGCACGGCGTTGGAGCTGTGCAGCTTGCACCGGTAGCCGACCACCGCGTCATGGGCGAACCGCTTCGCGATCCCGTACAGGCCGTAGCGGTGTACGTCGTAGATCGCCGACGAGGAGGCGTGGACGAGCCGGGCGTCCGGGCAGACCCTCAGCATGGCGTCCATCAGCCGGACCACGCCGAGTCCGGTGACCTCGGCGAGCAGCGGCGGCGGCGGGGTTCCCCACGCCCCGCCCGGCGCGGTGACCGCGGCCAGGTCGTAGACCACGTCCGGCCGTGACCGCCGCAGGGCCTGCCGCAGCGAGTCCTGGTCGAGGAGATCCGCACCGTGCAACCGGACGCCGAGCGGCCACGCTGTGGGGCGGCGGACCGTCCCGTGCACCTCGACCCCCTCGTCGAGGAGTTGCTCGGCGAGGTAGTAGCCGTCCTGGCCGGTGACACCCAGGATCAGTGCTCGCACCGCACCCGCCCGAAGATCAGCACACGCCCCGAAGAGGTGGTCGGGTCTGGGCGCATGTACTCGTACCGGTACCGGCCCGCCGTATCGAGCGTCAGGACCATGGTGTCCGGGTCCCACTGCTGCGACCCCTCGTCCGCCATCTGGTCCAGCAGCTCGCAACTGACCCGGATCACCGGGTCGGCGCGCTCAACCGTCAGCGTGCCGTCCTCGTGCCGCTCGACCACCGCGTCGCCTGGCCGGCCACAACGACAGTCCCCGACGCAGCACGTTGGGTACGGGTCACCCGGCTCGTAGATGTCGTGCAGCACGGCCGGGTGCTCGCAGGGCGGGACGTTCGGGCACCCCCAGTCGTTCACAGCACAATGGGCGCTGGGATGGGCACTACCCACCGCTGGCCCGGGTTGGCCGCCATGATCTGCCGGGCGTAGTTCCACGCCAGCAGCAGGTAGGTGTCGGGCCGATGGGCGGCATCCTCGGCGACGATCGGGATCCCGCCGCCGGGGATGAACCGGCCCCGCTTGGCCGGGGTGGAGTCGACCACCCAGGACAGCATCGAGGCGTCGATGCCGCAGTAGCTGAGCAGGGTGGTGGCCTTCGCGGGTGCCCCGTAGCCGGCAGTGACCCCGGGGCGGTCGAGGGCGTGGAGCAGCCGTGCCCGGATCCGCTCGACCCGGCCCTGCATCCCCTCGTAGGCGGACCAGGAGTCCAGCCAGCGTTCGGAGGCCCGGATCCGGTCCACCGTTGCCGAGGGTTTGGGCTGGCGGGCCAGGGTGACCCGCAGTGAGCCGCCCTGCCGGTCGGTGAGCCGGGCGTCGACGACGTGCAGGTCGTGCCGCAGCGCCGCCTGCTCCAGCGACGACAGGCTGAAGAAGTTGCGATGCTCGTGGTACACGAGGTCGAAGGCGTTGTTGACCAAGAGGTCCGGCAGGTACTGGACCTCGACCATGGCGACACCGTCGGGCCGGAGCAGGACCCGGATGCCGCCGAGGACGTCGGCGACGTCGGCGACGTGCGCGAGCACGTGGTTGGCGACCACGATGCCCTGGTGGCCGCGCCGGTCCCGCAGGTCGTGGGCGACGGCGAGGCCGAAGGGCCGGACCAGCACCTCCAGCCCGCGATGCCTCGCGGCGTTGGCTGGCCCCATCGCCGGGTCCACCCCGACCGCCGGGTAGTCGGCGAAGTGCCTCAGCAGGTCCCCGTCGTTGCAGCCCACCTCCACCACCCCGCGGCGGGCCAACTCGCCGTGCTCGCGCAGGACGTCGCGGGCGTAGGCGCCGTGGTAGGCGCTCAGCGGCGCCGATGCGGAGCTGTAGAAGCTGTACCCGGTGCCGAACAGCACCTCGTGGTCGACGACCTCCAGCAGTTGGACCAGCCGGCACTTCGCGCACACCGCCACCTGAAGCGGGAACCGCTCCGAGGGCTCGTCAGGGAGCGCGGTGTAGGCGTCGGCGATCGGGCTCTCGCCGAGGTCGAGGAACTCGTCCAGCTCGGCGCAGCCGCACGCGGAGCATGCCTGGCGCTTCACCCGTCCACCACCGGACGGTCGCCGTGCCGGAACGACCCCGAGCCGTACTGGCTGCCGTTCGTGGCCAGCTTCACCTGCGCCGAGTAGCCGAATGCCGGGCCAACGCCCTGGTCCTGCGGCTTGGTCTCGTCCCAGAGCTTCTGTGCCTTCTCAATGACGTACCCGAGGTCGCCGCCCTGGTGCTCGATCTCCACCTGGTGGTTGGCGCCGTTGATGTTGACCTTTGTCACGACACCTTCCCCTCGAACACGGACTCCCACCGGTGCACGTGCTTGGACACCTCGGACTCGCGGGCCTTGTCTCGGGCCGCATCACCGAGTGCGTGCCGGTGCTGGTCGTCGGTGAGGGCGATGAGGTACGGCAGCCACTCGGACGGGTCCCGGACGAGCCAGCCGTTGACCCCTTCGTCGATCCACTCGACGTACTGGCCGATGGCCGACGCCACGGTGGGGATGCCGGCGGCGCCGTACTCCAGCAGCTTCGTGGTGGTCTTGCCCCGGTTGAACGGCGTGTCGACCAGGGGGGCGATGCCGATGTCGAAGGCCAGCGACCGCCAGTACGTCAGGGGGTCGGTGAACGGCACGAACTCGCACCGGCCGGCCAGCAGGCCCCGGGTGTAATCCCCTCCGTACATCCGGAACCGGACATCGGGCTGGATCCGAGCGAACCGCTGGAGCGCCTCGGCGATGCCGGGCCAGTCCTGCTGCTTGTGCATCGAGCCGGCCCAGCCGACCGTCAGCGGCCGGTCCTCGGCCGGTCGGGGCCAGTCGCACATCCCGTCGGGGATGACCTGCGGCAGCACCACCACGTTGGGGTTGATCTTCTCGTAGCGCTCGGCCAGCACCGGCGAGGAGACGGTGACGATGTCGGCCGCCTCGACGTTTCGCCGGGTCTCCTGCGCCAGTGGGTGGAAGATCCGGTAGCAGGTGGTGTTCTCGGGGTCCACGGCCAGGAGGTCGTCGTCCATGTCGTACACGCACAGCACGTCGGGGTAGTTCGCGCATAGGTGCCGCCAGAGGTCGGACCTGCCGGCGAGCCGGTGCGCGAACACCACGTCGTACTCGAAGATGTCCGACCCTGGCGTGCCGACGGCCGTCTCGAACCGCGTGGGGTCGAGCAGGGGGAACGGCAGGCCGATCCGGAAGTCGTGCTCGGCGGCGGTGGACGTCTGCCACCCGAAGACCCGGATCACTCCGGGACTCCGGTGACCTCGACACCTTCGAGCGTCGGAACGACCGAGAGGATCCGCTCGTCCCCGAACCGCTCCACGTAGATGATCAGCGCGTGGCCGGCCTGCGCGTCGATGACCACCCGGCGGACGCCCTCCCCGTCGCGGAAGACGTCGGCCGCGAGCAGCGCCTTGAAGAAGTCATCCCCGATGATCTTGTTCATGCCGACCACTTCGCTTCGAACGTGGCCCGGTCCTTCTCTGCCTGCTCGGCCAGTACGCCGCGGGTGGTGGTATTGGCCAGCGAGTTGACCACCCGCGGCCCGTTCACCGACAGCACCCCGCCAGCCAGCCGCGCACGCTGATCGAGGTCACTGTCAAAGAACCACCACCTCATCGACTCGTCGGCGCGCAGTCCGACCTCGCCCCGGATGACGAAGGCGTGCGGGGTCATCCGGTTGCCCGGGTCGTTGCCCAGTTCGGTGAGCAGCGCCGGACGGGTCGGGGTGGTGTGGGCGATAACGGCGGTTGGGTGCGCGCGGAGGGCGTTCGAGCAGGCGTCGTACCAGCCGGCCGGGACGATCGCGTCGTCGTTGAGGATCGCGACGTCCCAGTGGTCTTCGCCGCGCTCCTTCGCGATGCTCCAGCAACCGTCCAGCATCTCGTTCCAGAATCGGGACAGGTGTGGCGGCTGCTCGGCGTCGTGCCCGACCATCACCGTCGCCTGCGGTGCTGCGGTCGACAGTTTGTCGACGTTGACGGCCGGGTCGGATGCGTTGTCCATCACGAAGATGACGTCGCACTGCGGGCCGAGCGCGGTGACGAGCGCGAGGAGCCGGGCGGGCCGGTTGTGGGTGGGGATGATGGCGTACCGCGGTACGGTCCACGTCCGCTCGGCCGGTACCGCGGGTTCGACGGGTGCCGGCGCGTTGATGGCGCGCTGGCGCCAGTAGTCCTCTTCGGACAGCCAGATCCGCTTGGCGTGGGTCGTGCTCACCCCGGTGTGGACGTGGATGGGGATGGACAGGGCGGCCGCGCGGACGCAGAAGGACAGGTCCTCGCTGATCATCTGGTTTGTCGAAGGATTCCGGGCGCGCGAGTACCAGTTGGGACCGAACTCGGCGGCGACCCGCTCGAAGACCGTGCGGTGGATGAGCACGCAGGCCATGCCGGTGCCGTCGCAGCGGGTCACGGTGTCGCGTGGGTAGTCCCAGCGGACGTCGTAGCCGGACTCCCCGTCGATGGTCTTCCAGTCGAGCACCACCGGCGCGGCGATCGCCCGGCGGCCGCCCATACCGTCGTTCTCGGTCTCCCGGTTGGCGAAGCACAACGCGCCGACGATGGGCCGCTCGGCGGGGTCGGCGGCCTCGACGAGCCGGTCGACGGTGTCCGGCGCGAACCCCATGTCGGTGTCTATCCACCACAACCACGCCGCGGCGGAGTCGGCGAGGAATTCGGCGACGGCCTTGTTGCGTGCGTCGGCCAGGCCGTCGGTGCCGCACCTGATGGCGACGTACCCGCCGGTCCAGATCCGCCCCGTGTTGGCGGCGTCGTAGGCGAGGAGTTGGGTCATGGAGTGGTGCCAGGAGTAGAGCACCTCGTCGGTGTGGACGTAGGCGACGGCGACGGCCTGGGCCGGGTCGGGGATCTCTTCTGCTTCGGTCACGGATAGTCCCTTGTGGATGGTTGGTGGAGGGTTGTGACCTGCGGCCGGCCAACCATCCACGGAAATGCCGGCCGCAGGAGTTCAGGGCCGGCGGCTGTCTTCGATCTCGGATTCGAGGCGCGCGATGGGCCAGCGGTCGTCGACGTCGATGCCGAGTTCGCGGGCCTCGGCCCTGAGCGCCTGGAGCCGCTTCCATGCGAGGTCGGCCTGATTCGGGACTGGCGTGCCGGTCGGCTCGCTCATCCAGTCGGCCGTCGCGCGTTGCGGCGCTCGCCCGGCGCCGCGGTGGCGGTCTCGACCGGCGGCCCGGCCAGTTCGGCGGGCAGGACGGTTCCGAACAGCGCCGAGCAGTACCGCGGGTCCGGGGAGAACAGGTCGGGGTTGGCTGCGACGACCGGGTCGTTGGCGGGGACCATGTAGCCGGCGGCGATACGGATCGTCTGCCCGTTCGGCAGGTGCGCGTTGCCGGTGGCCCGCGCGTACACGAACTCGATCATGGATGGTTGGCCTTCCGGGGATAGGCGAAGGCCCCAGGCGGGGGTGGCCTGGGGCCTTCGCGCTGAAGGGAACCGGATGCTCTGCTACTCGTCGCAGAGCCGGCGGCGGAACAGCGCCCAGAGGTTGCCGCCGTCCACCGAGAAGCCGATGACTTCCCAGCCGTCGGCGTCGGTGGCGCCGACCGCAGCCTCGAACGCTGCCGTGTTCGCCGAGGTGCCGGCGGTAACGACGTACTCGTATGCCTGCGCCATTTACGCGTACCCGAGTTCCGCGAGGCGCCGAACGGTGTCGGCGACCTTCTTGTCGTCGCCGTTCATCCGGTGGATCTCCTGCTCGGCGAGCAGGTTGTGGACGGCGGCATCGCTGGACTCGGATGCCCGGGCGAGCTTCGGTGCAGGCTTCTCGGGCGCCTTCGGTGCTTCGGTCTTCCTGACCTCTGCCACGGTGATGTTCTCCCTCAGATGCGGGACGGATGCGCTGGTCATCGGCATCGGCCCAGGTCAGGCCGTGTTCACCAGCAGTTTGAACGCGCTTGTCGTCGCCGCGCCGCCGCCGATGCGGGCGTAGGCGAACCAGGCCCGGGTTCCGTTGGGCAGGTTCGTCGTCGTCGAGGTCAGATGAGGCACGAGCTCAACACTCATCCCTCCCCTGCGGGCGATGACGTAGTTCTGGAAGTCGCCCACGATCGCGAGCCCGGAGTTGGCGGACGTCGATGTGGTCGTGTCCGGCATGTACGGGCTCTCGTAGGTCTGCTTGCCGAACAGCATGTCCGCCCACTCGGCGGGCAGGCTCTCGGTGAACGCGTGGAACACGTTCGCCGACGCGATCTGCCGGATGTTGTTGTTCACGTCCACGCTCATGAGCCAGGACGCCTTGCGGCGGAACCGCTGCGGAAGGGCCTTCCAGACGTTGTACGGGTCCTTCGGGCCGAATGGCTGGGTGGCGCCGGAGGTGGTGACCCCGACCCGGGCGCCGGCCGTGGCCGACAGCACGGTGAGGATGCCCTGCGGCTCCCCGGTGCCGGTGCCGCGGGTGAACTTGTCCACCAGCAGCTCGTCGTAGCCGTCGGCGAGCAGTCGGGACATCTCGGCGGCGAAGCCGGGGTAGTCCTGGCCGACCTCGATGGTGTACGGGATGAGACCGCGGGCCATGTGGACGGTCACGGTCGGCTGCGCCAGGGTCGGCGAGTCGTCGGATGCCTCGACACCTTCGGCGTCGAACGACCACGACACACCGGCCGAGGAGACGCCCTTCCAGGCGTTGGTGTTGACGTCGACCTGCCGGGCGATGCGCAGGAACGGGTTGTCGCTGCCCTGCGCCGTCATGATGATCGACGGGTCGATGAACACCGGAATTCCGAACCCACCCGCGGTGGTGACGCCCTCCGACATGGTCCGGTACTCGTCCCACGCCATCATGGCCCGACGCTCGTCCTCGGTGAGGTACATGACGCCGTTGGGCCGGGTGACCATCTTCAGCCACGCAGCGCGGTAGTGCTCGTTCTCGGTGATCAGGATCCGGCGGGCGATGTCCGTGGAGGTACGGACCTGCCGCTCCACGGCGGTCTTCTCGTCGGCGGTGAGGTGGGCGGCGGCGTTGCGGTCGTCGAGCACCCGCAGCGCCCGGTCGCGAGCCTCGTTGACGGGCATCCGCCGCACGTCGCCGTACGGGTCGGCCTTGTCGCGGGTGCCGAGGTTCAGCATCGCCGCCTCGACGGACTTGGGTCGGCGCTTGAAGACCTCCTGCACCGCGCGGTGCTCGTCGAGCTTCTTGATGGCGAGGTCGCGCAGCTTCAGCCCGTAGTCGAAGGCGGTCTGTTCGGCGGGGGTCTTGTCGCGCAGTTCCCCGGTGTTCTCGTCGGTGTGGATGGAGCGCAGGTGCGCGTCGAGGACCTCGACGAAGTGCTGCATCTCGTCGGGGGTCTTGCCGCGCAGTTCGTCGGGGGTGCCGGCGGCCAGGGCGTCCGCGGACTTGTCGCGGAGCTCGGCCATGATTTCGATGGTCACGTCAGGATTCCTCGTGCTCGAAGTGCGCCCTCATCGAGGCGCTGGCGGAGGTGGGGAGTTGGCGCAGCGCCGTTTCCTGGCTCCGTGCCGGTTGCTTCGTCGCCGCCCGAGCTCCGCGCTCCTGGCTGCCCGACGAGGTCTGTGAGGTCCGGGATGGCCCGCAGTTCGGCGGCCAACTCCCGGATCAGGTCCCGGCGCTCGTCCGGGGTGAGGTCGGCCAGCAGGTGCCGCAGGCCGACCGAGGTGGTCTTGTAGGCCGGGAACACGACCGGGCCGAGCTCGTGCACGTCGGCGTCGCGGATCTCCCGCAGGTCTGGCTCCCCGGTGCGCTTGGTCCAGGTGTCGCCCTTGTCGGGCACCCCGAAGCGGAAGCTCATGCCCTTGATCGAGCGGCCCTTGATGGCCATGCGGACCCGGTCGGTCGACGCGTGGTTGTACATCCGGGCCCGGACGAACAGGCCGCGCTCGTCCTCGCGCAGGTCGGCGATGTCGCCGATCGGTGCGGTGCCGACGGCCGGGTCGCGGCCGTGATCCCACTGCAGCACCGGGGTCCGCTCGCCGAGCGACCGGGCGAACGCGCCGGGCAGCACCACCTCGTCGAAGTCGCCGGCATGGTCGCGGATCCGGGTCGGGGTGTTGAAGACGGCGGCGTAGCCCTCCAATGTCAGGCCGTCGCCGTCCGCCGAGCGGATGTCGAAGTCGTAGGACCGGATGCACAGGTCCAGGCCGGTGCGGGCCGTGCGGTCGAGGACATGCGTCATCGCCCCACGCACCTCCTTCGGGTGGATGGGGGTTGACGGTGGGTCAGCCCGGGCCGGTCTTGTTGGAGCCCTTCTGGTGGCCGGGCCAGTAGCCCTTGACCAGGTGAAACCACTCTGCCGCGGTCCTTTTCGCACGACCGGGCGGAAGGTACTTCAGCAGGTGGTGGTACAGGGCTGTCCAGGCGTGCGGTTTACCGGCCCACTTCGCCAGGCCGGGCCCGGCCGTCCAGTACCGCTTCAGCGCGTTGCGGTCGGCGGCACGCTCGGTGAGTTCCCGCAGGAACAGGCCGTAGTCATCCACCGGTGCCGCCCTTCATCGGCGCGGGCTCCTTCGTCACCGGGGCGGCCGGGGGCACTACTTCGCCTGGCCGCTGGAGCTGCACGGACAGCCGGCCGGTGTGCTTGAGCAGCCGCACGTCCTGGGCGTGGACCGCGGCCACGGCGGACTCGGCGGTGAAGCCTTCCCGGACGTACTGGGTGATGCCCTGCATCTTGACGTGCTCGATGTCAGCGGCGTCCTTGGCGTCCTCGCGCAGGATCGGCATGTCGCCGACGTCGAACCACAACTCGGCGTCGGAGGGGACCTTGATGATCGTGCCGAGGCACGCGGAGAGGTCCTGGAGTGTCGGGTAGATCCAGGTGTCCGCCCAGATCCGCCGGGCCATGCCGAAGTTGCCGGCGTTCAGCGACGAGCCGGCGAGCCCTTCGGCGATGCCGAGGATCACCGGATGGACGCGGGACAGGAAGGCGATGCGGGTCTCGCTGGCCCCGTTGACGCTCTTCATGTCCAGTTCGGCGAGGTTCGAGCCCACCACGGCGGCGTCGGCGCCAGCGGTCAGGTACAGGGTCCGGTAGGCGTTGGCGATGCCGGAGTGCTTCTCCTCCATCATCGCCACGAGCTCGTCGAACTGGGTCTTCGTCGCGGCCGGGATGCCCTTGATCACGAGGTTCGGAGTCGCGCCGTTCTCGAAGAACCGCACCTTGTGCTCGGAGGCCATCCGGTCGCCCTGCATGTCCTTGATCGCCGGGGTGATCCACGACTGTCCGACACCCGCGGCCTCAGGGTCAGGGATCGGCGACCAGTGCGCCACATCCGCCGGCAGGAGGGTCTGGATGCCGTAGCTGCTGCTGTACAGCCCACCGTTCTGGTAGACGTAGCCGATCAGCTGCCCGTCGAGGGCGTGGGCGGCGTCCTCGGGTTCCTGATGCGAGCCGTAGAGGATGGCGACCCAGTCCGGGCGCAGCACCCGTAGCCGGTTGGGCTGGCGGTACACGAAGGCGTTGCCGGCCAGCCCGGCGTGCCATTCCATCCGGGCGATCAGCTCGCCGGTGGTGGCGCGGGGCCAGGGCCGCTCCAGCACTCCGAGCTCACGGGTGCCGAACGTACTACGGGCTTTCGAGGACGACGGAAGGTTACGGAACGTGAACCTCGCCTGCGATAGGACCAGCGCGCGGACCATCTCGGCGGCCCACGCCGGCGGGCACGCCCGAAGCGCGGCCGCATATCCCGGGAGGCTGCTGACGATCTCGCTGGCCCGGTTACCGGCCAACGTCTGGACCAGGCCGTGCCCGCCGACGGTGTACTGGTTACCGCCGTACATGAACGGCTGGATGTAGTCGGAGTAGTAGGTGTCGGCGGAGTAGCGCTGCTCAACCCGTGCGGCGGAGATGCGTTCGAGCAGGCCCAACGGTCACCCCGCCTTAGCTGGAGGTCGAGGTGGTGGTGGTGGTCAGCGCTTGGGTCGAGGCTTGCGGCCTTCCTGCCAGCCGATCCGTACCGCGGTGGCCGTCCAGGCCGCGACCAGCCAGAGCACCCCGAAGGCCCGCGCCACGACCCAGCCGACCCCGAAGAGCACGGCGGCGAGGACGGTGAGCACGACCCTGCCGAACTGGACCTGTCGGGCTTCGGCGGTGATCCGGTCCAGCCGTTGGCCGTCCATGAGTTGATCGATGGTGACCACGTCGGGTTACCTCCAGGAGGCGAAGAACTGCTGTTCGGGCTCGGGATGCTGGGTGGCCAGCCCCCACACCGCCCCGGTCACGCCGATGAGCAGGTATGACCAGGGCCGGGCCCGGTCCCACGCCCACGCCTTCTGATCGGGCGGGCGCTTCACCGCGGCGGCGGCAGCGGCGTCGAGCTGGTCCTGGCCGGCGTGACGTAGCGTGCGCGGCGTTGGGACCGGCTCTCCAGTCGGGTCACTCTCGGTGAGGTCACCCGCGATGCCGTCGTAGACGAGGCCAGCCCCCGCGACGGCGTCCGGATGACCCATCCGGACCACCTGAAGGCCGGCCGCTTCGAGCGCAGGCACCTCGGACGACGCCGGGGAGTCGCGCGCGACGACCCAGGCGACCGGCTCGTGCTTCTGGAGGTCAGCGACCCGGCCGGGGATCCAGCCGACCCCGGGTCGGTGGTCGATTACCTCGGTCTGCCGCAGGCCATCAGGCCGGTGCCACGCTGCGCAGATCGCGGCCCAGGACCGATCGGGACTCATTTCCAAGCAGAACGCCGGCCGGCCCTCGCGGTCTTGGGTCGGGTCGGCCGCCTCGTCCCAGTCGGCCTGTGGAATGACCAGCCACTGGGCGTCACCCATCATCGGCCAGATCCCGCAGCGCTCTACGCCGAACTCCTCCAGCCCGAGGCCGGCGAGTTCGTCGATGCACGTCTCTTCGGTCAGCCGGATGCCGTAGGCCGGGTTGGCCGCCGCCCACGTGGTGGGGCTGTACAGGTCGGCGCCGCGCTCGGCACCCCACTCCAGCCAGGCCACCTGCGGGCGCGAGTCGTCCTTGATGGCCTGTAGCACCGACCGGCGCACCGACATCAGCACCTCGGCCGGCTCGCCCATGGGCGGCGGGGTGCTGAAGGCGTTCACCTGCGGGTCTTCCTGCGCCGAGATGGACGGCAGCAGGGCCGCCATGTGTTCCCGGGTCAGCGCGAACGCCTCGTCGAGCACGATCCGCTGCGGGCTCTTGCCGCGGCCGCCACCCTTGGTCCGTGCGTGGAAGTACAGCGCCCCGCCCTTGTAGTGGCCACGCGGCGGCAACAACTCGATGCCCTCTTTGCCGTGGGCGTGGTTGACCCGCTTCAGCCGCTTGGCAAGGTCCGGAGTGCCCTCTATCAGGGCCAGGATGCGCATGAACGCGTCGCGGGCGGTGTCGAACAGGTGCGCCGAGTGCAGTGTGACCTCGTGCAGCACGAACAGCGAGTACAGCTCGATCGGCTCGATGATGCCGCCCTTGCCGTTCTGCCGCGGCACGGTCACGTAGGTGCGTCGGGCGGCCCACCGGCCGTCGGCGCGCTCGCCGAGGATGTCGGTGACCGCGTCCTCCTGCCAGAGGTCCGGCTCCTGGCCGGCCGAGCGCAGCAGGTCGCACGCCTCGGGACCGGCCGACGAGACGTACGCCGGGACGCTACGTACCCGTGGGCTCCGCTGGCCGAGCAGCACGCCGCTTGGCGCGTCGAGCAGCGATCTCGTCAAGGGCCGACTCCTGCCTTCCGGCGCCGAGTCGGCGGAGGTCGACGAGCACGGCCCGCAGCTCGCGGGAGATCGGGGCGATGTCCTTGCCCTCGACGTTGAGCATCTGCTCGGCGAGCAGCTCGCGGGCGGCCGACAGGGCTTGGACCTCGTCTCCGGAGGCGAGTGCGATCTCCCGGTCGATGGCGTCGTCCACGCGCGCTCACCCCACCAACATGAGCTGTACGGCCCCGCGTGTTCCGCGGGCCGAGTTGCAGGCGCGGTGCGCGAGCCGCAAGTTGGCCGGCGTGTCGTCGCCGCCCTCGCTGACGGGCACCAGGTGGTCGCGGGTGCCCGCCATGCGGTGCTGGTAGGGCAACGTGGGATCGACCTTGCGCCGGCAGAGGTGGCAGCGCCAGCAGTCGCGCTGGCCGAGGTCGGCGAGGGAGATGTCCGGGCCGAACGGAGAGGCGCCGCGCCGGACGGCGTTCTTGCGCTGCCAGGCGGCCCGGGTCCGGTCGGCGCGGCATGTGTCGCAGTACTGCCGAAGGCCGGTGGCCGCGCCGCCGCATCCTCGGCATGGCACTGCGGCCCGCAGCCGGGCGTCGAACCCCGTCCGCATCGCGACCTTGGTGGCCGCACGGTTGAGCGCGAGGCACCGCGACGAGCAGGTGCGGAGGTAGTCGCCCCATCGGTCGCGGTCGGTGGGACCAGCGCAAACGACGCAGACTCCGCGTTTGCCGGTCGCCTTGCGGCAAGCGCGGCACATCCGCTGCCCAGCGGGCAGTGATCCACGGCCACCCCACAGCAGGGTGCCGCAGCCTCCAGCGCAGGGGGCGTCGGGGTTCCTAGCCATAGATGATCTCCAAGGAATGCGGAAGCCCCGGCGCCTTGGTTCGCCGGGGCTCCCTTCCTGCGGTAGCTACTCCGCAGGCGACTACACAGGGTTACGTAACGCAGGGTTACAAGATCGCTCAATTCTCAGAGGTCTGAGTCCATGATCGGGAGCAAAACGGGCACTACCCTCCGTGTTGATCTCCGTGGTGTGACTGCGGAGAGGGGCGCGAATCAGAGGTCTTGGGGTCGTCCGGTTGGCCTCCGCCACGTGAGACCCAAGCCCCCCTCCCCTGCCCCGCCGACCACGCCACGCACGTCGTGTCGTCGCAGGTCAGCGGTCGTCTGGGTGGTCGGCGGTCACCATGCGTCACTGGCTATGGGCACAGGCGCACGGCCACGCACCACGGGCACAGGGGGTGACTGGGCCTCAGCCTCCACGCCTCGGCCAGGGCGAGTACCACGTGCCGTGTTACACCGTCGGCCGCACGTGGTGCACGGCTTGTGGTGTGCGGGTGCCAGGTTGGCCGGGTCCAGCGCCGCACCACCAAGGGCCAGGGGGGTGATGTGGTCCACGCTGTCCGAGCCGTCGTGTCCGCAGACCCAGCAGACGGTGGAGGCGGCGAGCACCTGCGCCCTGACCCGGCGCCATGGTCTGCCCCAGCGGCCACGCCTGGTCTCGGGGTCGGGGGTCCACGGTGGCCGCTTGACCGGGTCGGGTGCCTCGGGTCGCCACTCGTCGATCAGTTGGTGCCAGCGGCCCGGCCGCTCACGGTCGGCGCGGGCGTGCAGCTCGGCCCGATCGACGTCGAGGGTGACGATCTCCGCGCCGGCCTCGTGGTAGCGCTTGAGCTCCTGCGGTGAGATGCGGGTGTGCACGATCCACACCGTGGCGCCGCGCTGGTGCTGGATGATCGCCGAGTTGATCGCTGCCCGTCTCGCGGCGATGGTGACCCAGCGCACCGGGTCGGGGTGGTCGTGGGGTGTCGGCGAGCCGAGGGCCCGGGCGAGGGTGTCGAAGTCGATCAGGATCTCGCCCGGCTGGTGGCGCTCCTTGGCGTAGGTGCTCTTGCCCGAGCAGGGTGGGCCGGTCACCACGGTCAGCACCGGTTACCTCCTCCGGATGGAGGGGATCCAGTCTCAGCCGATCGGTTGACCGGCATCGACCCTTCGGCTGAGTGCAGCGAGGGCGATGTTCCGCTCGACCTCCAGTTGCACCCGCTCGCTCGCGCGGTCCCACGACGGCAGCCGCACCACCTCGAACGGGCCACTGAGCCCGCGGCTCGCGCGGTCGCCCTGCAGCGTCGAGACGGCGACCACCTCGCGGTGCCTCAGCCCGCGCTCGCGACGCCACGCCTCGATGTCCCGGGCCAGACCCAGCACCATGTAGCGCTTCATGCCACCCTCGATCCCCGGTACGACAGCCCCGACAGCCGGGTGTCCCGCTCCACTTCGAGGATGTCCCCGAAGCGGTACAGCGGTGAGCGTCCACGCTGGCCACGAGGAGTCAGGCGGCCATCGCCGCGCCACTCGTAGATCAGACGCCGGGTCACACCATGTGCCCGAAGAGGTGGGTAGTCCTCCGCCTCGCGGGCGGAGACCAGGGCGTCGAGGTCCACGATCACCTCGCAGCGCCGGACGACGGGATTCGAACCCGCAAGCCGCAGGGATCTCACGGCGCGCTTGTTGTACAGAGGCGCGAGTCATGCCATTTGCACCACGTCCGGGCGCTGCAAGGTCGTCTGTGGACAGACCGGTGGTATGCGGTCAGGGTAGATCCTTGTGATCACCGCAGCAAGCAGGCTTAACGCGACGCGCCGTCACCGGCCGAGCAGGTGGCGCAGATGAACCCCTCCGCGTACGACCACACCTCGCCGCCGCACACCACGTGACGGGTCTTGCCGTCGCCACCGAAGTTCACCGTGACCTCCATACTCGGGATCGCAGCCAGCGCCTTCTCGATGTGCTCGCGGCCTTCCTGGCTCGCCAGGAACGCCTCGTTCGCAGCCACGATTCCGGACAGGTCGATTCGACGGATGGTCATCGTCAGCCTCCGTGCTCGTCAGGGTGACAGCCACACACCGTGCACCGTTCAGCCTCGTAGGCCGCCTCACGCTCAGCCCTGATCCGGGCCTGTTCCTCCGGAGGTAGGGCAGCGAAGGCGCGGGCGTTGGCCTCCATCTGACGTTGCATCTCGTCCCACGGTGGTAGGGCGTCGTCGAGCAGCTCCTGAGTGATCGGTTGCCACCCCACGAGCTGGCGTACCGTGATCTCTGGCTCGCGTTCGGGCCTATCCTCCGGTGAGATCCTGAACCTGTCCGCCCGAAGCCCGGACTGTCCGGGGCAGGCCCCGTAGTGCTTCGGCCCGCCGTGGGCTTCACGGGGCTCGCGGCAGGTAGCACAGAGGGCAGCGAGACCAGGGTCAGGGAGTCGGCCGCCTATCACCCGTCACCCCATGTCTCGTCCGGCTCCGGCTCGCGACCCATCACCTCGAACGCCAGCGCATACAGCTCCCGCAGCAGCGTCACGTGCTTACGGAAGTCCTGCACGCCGCACAGGTGCAGGTATCCGTCGCGTTGCCCGTGATCCGCCAGCCCGCCGAAGTGGAAGTGGCTACAGCTATCCCACTTGATCACGCAACTGAGGTAGGGCTCGAACTCGGCCGGCGTGCCGTCCATCTCCCACGAGATCACCTCGTCGACGTCCGCCTCAAACCACGACTCGCCGGTGCGCTCGTGCAGGGTGACCCGGAACGTCTCCCGGTCGCCGCCAGTTCGGATGAAGGAGATCTTGCGTCCCTTCGGCTGGCCGCTCATCGGTCCTCCCGGGGTCCGAGCGGGCAGCCGGTGACGTGCTCGCCACCACACCACTCGCCGTCGCAGTTGCACGGCTCGCCCAGGATCGGCGCCGGCACGCTGGCCAACCGTCGCAGCGCCTCTTCGTTCTTGTCCATGAACTCGTCCAGCATCGCGGCGAACTCCGGGGTGATCTCTGGCTGGTCGCTCACCCTTCACCCCACACCTTCTCCAGCAGCAACGGAAGGTCCTTGTCGGCCACCCACACCCTGACCGTCTCGCCGGGCAGCCGGTACTGCGGGTCGACGTCATCCACCCGGAAGACGTGGCCACGGGCCCGGTTGCAGTCGCTCCACGCCTGGACAGCGTCCGACAGGCCGTAGACGAAGCCGTGGCAGTCCGTCTGGCCCTGGGTGCCCTCACGCTCCTCGTGGCACGCGCAGTCGCCGCCGAAGACCTCGACGGGCACCAGAGTGACCCAGCGGCCGGCCTCAGGCGTCATGGCCTCGCTCGGGACGATCTCGCTCACCGGTCCTCCGTAGTCCAGCGGGGGTCGTAGCCGTCCCGATCCTGATAGATCGCAGCGAGGAGGAGGAGCGTCCGACACGGCGCCAGCACGTACGGCGCCACGAAGCCCTCCGGCAGCACACCAGCCATGCCGATCGCCGGTCTCCAGTCGGTGTGCTCGGCGTTCTGGCACCGCGGGCAGGTAAGCGCCTCGCCCTTGCCCGTGGTGTCATGCGGCCACTCGACGCTCGTCCGGGTGGGCAGGTGCTCGGCGAGGATCGCGCGGTGGGCTGCCACCGTACGGAGCACCGAGGCAGGGTCGTGGAGGGCGATGTGGGCGGCAACCTCGTCAGGCAGGCCGTAGACGTCGGCGAGGAACGGCCCCGGATGCTGCGACGGATTGTCCTCGGGGTACACCAGCCCGCCGGATGCGCTCCAGCGCTCACTGGTCGTCTCGCGGGCCGCCGCTCGGGCTACCTGTTCGTCGTGGTCCAGTTGAGCCGTCAGCCACAGCGCAAGATCAGACACGGGCGGCCACAGCCTTGCGGCGGCCAAGCGGGCTCACGCCGATCATGGTCAAGCTGACCGACGGGTCACCGGACGTGTAGCTGAACTCGTAGGACACCTGAGCGACACCCCATGCCTCGTGGGTGCCCTGCTCCATCCGGAGCGACACCTGCTGATCGAGGAGCGCGTTGACGGCTTCCGCGGGCACCTGGACGCGGACCTCCCACGAGGTCAGGCCCGGCATCGACACGTGGTGCGGTCCGGGGATCATGCCCGGTTCGATCTCCTCGTCACAGATCAGGCAGTGCCAGTGGGTGATGCTGGCTCCGTTGCAGTCCTCGTCGTGGTCCTCGCAGTCGCAGGGGATCGCCTCGATCCGCTTGCGCAGCGTCGGCCACGGCGTCCTGGCCTCGTAGTAGGCGTGGAAGTGGCCGGCCGCGTCCACGAACGACCAGCGCTCGTCCACCTTCGGACCGGACGAGGAGACGTCGATCCGCTCCACCTCGATCTTGAGTTGCCCGGGCCAGCCCGGACCGTCGTTGATGTGGACGCCGTCACCGGTAGTGACCATCGT